CGCCTCGGCCACGATGCGTTCCTGCAAGGGGCGGCCCATGTCATCGACAGGCTGCGGTCGAAAGGACGGAAAGCCGAACCAGCGTTCAAGTGCGGCGTTCGGATTGTTCTTCTCGGCACACCAGTCGCAGGCCGGATCGCCACAGTTGGTGTCGCGCAGATGCCGCACGATCCGCCCGGCCTGCGGGAACTGCAACCGTACCCAGGGCGGCATGACCGAATCCCCGCCCGCCACCGAAATCCACGACAGCGCATAGGCCATCGGCCAGCCATTGCGCGGGTCGGACAGGCGGCCCAGAGTCTGCTCCAGCCGATGATTGCAGGCGCGGCCGTCCAGCAGGCGACGGATAGCGCCATGGGCTGCAATCTCATCGGGCGCGGGGCCACGGAGGAGTTGGAACAGCGCATCGAACCCCGCCGTAGCTTCGCCCCGTGTTGTCAGATGGTGATAGGCCGAAAGGGCATCCGGCGCCTCCTGCCCCAACCGGCTGAAGGCATCGATCTGTTCTGACAGCACCCGCAGGGCAAGCCGTGCGTCCTGTTCGGGGTCATTGACATGCCCAACCTGCAGCCGCCCATCGTGGTAATGCTTGACCAGATGGTGATAGGGATTGCGCGGAAAGGCCAGGGGGTTCAGCCACAGCGTATCAATCGGCGCCGCCCCCAACCCCGCCAGCTGCGCCCGGTTGGCCACCAGATGCGGCAAGTCATGGCGCAAGATGTTGTGGCCAACCAGATGGGCCGCCCCGTCGCAGAACGCTTCCAACCGGTCAAGAGCAGGCTCCAACGCACCTGCCTTATGCACCATCCCGGCGTCATCCCGCACCGCCGCAAAGGCGAACAGCCGCGCCGTTCTGGGATCGACCTCCAGATCGACCGCAACGCAGCGCGAAAAGAATGGGGCGGGGTCGAGGGTCAAACGTTACGCGTCCGAATTCAGTTGGCAACAAGGCAATGAGCAAGCCATTGATAACTCTGTTACCTGCGGAAGCAATGCTGCCAATTGATCTGCGATCCGGCCTGCCCAAGCCAAAAATCACGGATCATGCCCGATCACATGGTGCAGTTTCCCTTGCTCTCGCCCCACATGCTCAAGTCCAGCGTTCCGAACCGGATCGAAAGCAGCACATTGCTGCATCCCGATCTGCAAGCAGGCCAGGTTGGACAGCCCGCTGCTGGTCAGGACATATCGAGTCTGTAGACCGTCCCCCTGCCCTCGACCTTCTCGACGGTGATGGGCAGGCGGAGCTTCTTCTTGAGGGTGGCCGATATGGCCCCTCTCAACGTGTGCGCCAGCCATCCGGTGGCCTCCACCATCTCGGTGACGGTGGCCCCCTCGGGGCGCTGCATCATGGCGATGATCTGCGCCTGCTTGGTACCTGCACGGATGGCGACGGGTTTCGCGGTGGCGGCGTGTGTCAGCGCCGGTTCCGGCTTCGTCTTCCGCGCGCTGGCGACAGCGCTGGCCACCACCGGTTCGATCCCGATGGCCTCCAGCCCGGCCTCGGTGGCGATCAGCGTGGTGCCGTGGCCATCGCCCGTCTCGCGCCACATCGGCTCGCTGCGGCGCAGATTGGCCTCGACCTCCTCGAGCCAGCCGCGGGCAATCATCCTGCCGACGACCATCTTCGCGGCAGCCCCCACCAGCCCCACGGGCAGCGGCAAGGCGAGGTTGCCCGGTCGGGTCGCGGCGCGGGAGAGGATCAGGGATTGGGTGTCGGACGGGTTGGTCATCGGGGCCTCCGGGCGCTTGGGCGCGCGGGGCACGGCCCTTCTACGGAGGCGAACCCCGTCATCAAACGGGGCGGACATCGCGCCTCTCGGGCGCGTCAGGCGGCGTGTTCGCCTTCCTTGAAGGCGCTGTCGGTGATCTGGCGCAGCAGGCCCGCGTAGTTCTTCAGCGTGCCGACATGTCCCCAATGGATCTCGTCGGGGTCGGTCTTGAAATGGTCGTCGCTGAGGGCCTGCAGGCGCTCCAGCATCACGTCGATCTCGGCCTTGACGGTGAGGAAGGCGTCGAGGGCCTTGGAATTGTCAGCGGTGCGGCGGGTGGTCATGGCGGGGACGTCCTTCGGTGAGTTGCATCGCTTCCTTGCGATCAGATTCGCTCTGTCACGCCCGCCAATCAACTGAATACCAAGCGATATCATCAGCTTGATCGGATTATCCGCGCCATGAAAGGCATGAGCGAGCGCGAGTATGCGGCGCATTCCGGCCTGTCGCGCGGCGGGGTGCAGAAGGCGCGCAAGAACGGGCGGCTGGTGGTCCATGACGACGGGTCGATCAACGCCGCAGCCTCGGATGTGCGGCGGGCCGAGATGACGGACCCTGACCAGCAGCGCCGGTCCCTGGGTGGGGATGGGCTGGCAAGCGCCCCGGGCGACACGACCTCTTACCTCAAGGCCCGCACCGCGCTCACGGTCTACCAGGCGCAGGAACGCCAGCTTGCGATCCAGAAGAAGAAGGGCGCGCTCGTCGATCGGGCGCGCGCCGAGACGCTGGTGTTCCGACTGGCACGCGAGGCGCGGGATCACTGGGTGACCTGGCCCGGGCGGGTGGCGGCGCTGATGGCGGCCGAAATCATGGCGGAGGTGGAACGGGAGACCGGGGCATCGGTGACGATCGGCACCGCGGTGCTGCAGAGGGTGCTGGAAGCCCATGTCCGCCAACAGCTCGACGCCCTCGCCGACCTCCGGGTTTCCCTCGGATGACGATGATCTGACCGACAATGACCTGACCGAGGGTCTCGACCTCGGGTTTGACGGGGCCGAGGACCTGCTCAGGGTCTGGCGTCAGGGCCTGCGCCCCGATCCGAACCTGACGGTTTCGGAATGGGCAGATCAGCATCGCTGGCTGTCGTCGCGCGGCGCAGCCGAGCCGGGGCGTTATCGCACCGACCGCACACCCTACCTGCGCGAGATCATGGATGCGCTCTCGCCCGGCCATCCGGCGCAGCGGATCTCCTTCATGAAGGCCGCACAGGTCGGCGCAACCGAGGCCGGGAACAACTGGATCGGCTTCGTGATCCATCACGCGCCGGGCCCGATGCTGGCGGTGCTGCCGACGGTCGAGATGGCGAAGCGCTCCTCGCGCGGCCGGATCGACCCGCTGATCGCGGATAGCCCGGCTCTGCGCGAACGGGTCAGTCCGGCCCGCTCGCGCGACGCCGGCAATTCGATGCTGTCGAAGGAATTTCCCGGCGGCATCCTGGTCCTGACCGGCGCGAATTCCGCCACCGGTCTGCGCTCGATGCCCGCGCGTTATGTCTTCCTCGACGAGGTCGACGCCTATCCGGCCTCGGCCGACGAGGAGGGCGACCCGGTCACGCTGGCCGAGGCCCGCACCACCACCTTCTCGCACCGGCGCAAGGTGTTCATGGTCTCGACCCCGACGATCCGGGGGCTGAGCCGGATCGAGCGGGAGTTCGAGGCTTCCGACCAGCGGCGCTATTTCGTGCCCTGCCCGCATTGCGGAACCATGCAGTGGCTGCAGTTCGACCGGCTGCGCTGGGCAAAGCGGAAGCCCGAGACGGCGGCCTATGCTTGCGAGGGGTGCGAGCGGCCGATCGCCGAACATCACAAGACCGGGATGCTGGCCAAAGGTGAATGGCGGGCCACGGCAGTGTCCGCCGATCCACAGTCGATCGGTTTCCACCTCTCGGCCCTCTATTCGCCACTGGGCTGGAAAAGCTGGGGCGAGATCGCCCGCGAATGGCTGGCGGCGCAGGGCTCGGAAGAGATGCTGCGCGCCGCGCGCAACACGCTGCTCGGGGAAACGTGGGTCGAAAGCGGCGACGCGCCGGAATGGCAGCGGCTGGCGGATCGGCGCGAAGCCTGGAAGCCCGGCACCGTGCCAGCGGGCGGGCTGTTCCTGACGGCCGGGGCCGATGTGCAGAAGGACCGCATCGAGGTCGACAGCTGGGCCTGGGGACGGGGGATGGAAAGCTGGCTCGTCGATCATGTGGTCATCCCGGGCGGGCCTGACGATCCGGCCGCCTGGGACAAGCTGGCCGCCCTCCTCGGCCGGTCCTGGCAGCACGCGAACGGCGCCTTCATCACCGTGGCGCGGCTCGGCATCGACACGGGCTACGAGGCCGCGGCCGTCTATGCCTGGTCGCGGAAACTGAGCTTCGAGCAGGTGGCACCCCTGAAAGGCCTCGAAGGGTTCAACCGCGCCGCGCCGGTCTCGGGCCCGACCTTCGTCGACGCGACCTTGGCTGGCCGCCGCCTGCGCCGCGGCGCCCGGCTGTGGTCGGTGGCCACGGCCACGTTCAAGACGGAAACTTACCGGTTTCTGCGGATCGAGCGGCCGAGTGACGAAGACCGGACTGCCGGTGTGACTGATGCCCCCGGCACCATCCACCTACCCGGCTGGGCGGACACCGAATGGCTGAAGCAGCTGGTGGCCGAACAGCTGGTGACGATCCGCAACAAGCGCGGCTTTGCCCGGCAGGAATGGCAGAAGATGCGCGAGCGGAACGAGGCGCTGGATTGCCGGGT